AAACCTGACACTGCTCGAGATCGAGCAGCAACTCCTGCCGCTGGAGCGCAGGCTCGATTCGCTCATTCACGCCTACGTGCAGGAGTTCCGCTGCGCCGTAGGCGCCGAGATCAAGGGCACGCTGCACGACGAGCTCGATACCGAGGACTGAATCATGCTCTCAAACTGCCACTACATCTATTCGCCGCAAGGACAAGCGCTCGAATATAGTCCGCTCGCCGCCAATCCTTATCGCGGCTGCGGTCACCAGTGCCACTACTGTTACGTACCTGGCATTATTAAAATCGGGCGCAAGGAATTTGACGCCGGCGCGGTGTTGCGACCCGACTACCTCACCAATCTGCGCAAGGACGCCCGCAAGTATCAGCTCGCCGGAATTACTGAGCAGGTGATGCTCAGTTTCACATCGGATCCATACCATCCGGGCGATACGACACCCACGCGCAGGGTGTTGGAGATCCTGATCGAGTACGGTCTGGCGTTCTGCACGCTGACGAAGGGTGGCACTAGGGCACTGCGTGATCTGGACCTCTTCCGCCGCGATCGCGATGCCTTTGCCTCGACTTTAACGACGCTTGATGACGCTTTCTCCAGAAAGTGGGAAGGCAATGCCCCGCTTCCGGGCGATCGCATTGCTGCTCTGCAGGCGTTTCATGAGCGCGGCATCTTCACCTGGGTCTCGCTTGAACCCACGCTCGACGTTGAGGCCAGCCTCGCCATCGTGGCAGCGACCCATGCATTTGTCGATCACTACAAAGTTGGACGCGCGAATTATCTGAAGGAGATCACCCGCACCACGAATTGGCGCGATTACACGCTGCGCATGGTCGAGCTATTCAACCGGCTCGGCGTTTCGCATTACATCAAAAAAGACCTGCAGCCGTTCCTGCCGCCGAACTATCCGAATCTGCTGCGCATTCGGCAGTGCCATGCGGGCGCGCCATGAAAAGCTCGACGGCGCCTTTCCTTTCACACAAGGGAGAACGCGTGATGCCATCAACCGTATTTGTTGCAAAGTTCGCCGACGGGGAATTCACCCGAATGAGCATCTTTACTCCGAGGGGCAAGCTTGATTCCGGTCGCGGTCTCAGGCTTTCGCGTCACGCGCATAACCAACGAACCAGGAAGCGGAATGAGTTGATCGTTGCGGCGCATTTCGAGCAAGGCGGCACCATCGTGCGCAGCTGCACCGCCAAAGAGTTGGCCGCCGGAGACGGGCGCGCTCCGGAAGTAGCCTGATCATATTGGCGAGCGTGAGCCTCATGTTACAGCGTACAGAAACAGGTCGTAAGCCTCGGGCCACGCATTCTTGGCCCAGAGAGCCGAACGGGCACTACGTCGATTTACCCTGGTGCTCCCGGCGCCTGTTCGATGTGGAGCGCTTTGATCCGCTTGTTTTGGATCCCTGCTGCGGCTGGTGCAGAATCCCGGAGAGTGCCATTGCCGCCGGTTATCGCGCAATTGGTTCCGACATCATCGACCGCCGTGCTGACGCCAACGCGGTGCGGGGCATCGAGTTTCACGTGGCGGATTTCTTACGCGATCCTCCGGTCGTCCCGTCACCATTCTCGATCGTCGGAAATCCCCCGTTCAATCAGCTTGAAGACTTTGTTGAGCGTGCGTTGACGCTGAAGGTGCGCAAGTTCGCTTTCATCTGGCGGCTGCAGCGCCTGGCATCAGCACATTGGCTGCAGGAGACCCCGCTGGCGCGCGTGTATCTGCTGAGCCCGAGGCCATCGATGCCGCCTGGATCTTACATTGAAGCTGGCGGATATGTCGGCGGCGACAGCCACGATTATTGCTGGGTCGTGTTTGAACACGGCTACGTCGGCCGACCTGAAATTTACTGGCTGCGGAGGGATCCCATGAGCGACGCCAGGAGCGACAACATCCAACGCGAGCTCGTCGCGCTAAAGGGATACGTTCCATGAAAATCATTTCACCCGAAGAGCGTCTCGCTGAGCCGCATGGTGCCCATATTTTAGTGCTCGGCCCCTTCGGCATCGGCAAGACTTCGCTGGTGCGCGGGCTCGATCCGGCGACAACGCTCTTCGTCGATGTTGATAATGGTGCGCTCGCCATTGCGGACGTGCCGGTGCCCCACATCCGGCCGCAGACGTGGCCTGAATTGCGCGATCTAATTGTGCGCATCACCGGGCCGAATCGCTCATTTGCGCCGCAAGAGCCCTATTCACAAGCACACTTCGACATGTGCGGCGGATACCTTCCCGGCATCGAGAGCGGACAATGCCGCACTATCGTTCTCGATACGGTTACCAGGGCAACGAGCCTGTGTTTGCGCTGGGCATCGGCGCAGCCCGAAGCTTTCTCAGAACGCACCGGCAAACCGGACACACGCGCGGCGTATGGATTGCTCGCTCGTGAATTTCTGCTCGCTCTCAATCATCTACAAAGCGCACGCGAACTAAACATTGTCCTGATCGGCGCACTCGAAAGCGCGGTCAACGATTATGGACAGCTCGAACATCTTCTGCAGGCCGAAGGCCAGCGCGTGCCGCGCGAGATTGCCGGCATCGTCGATGTTGTCGCGGCGATGCAAATGATCGACTTCGCCGACAATAAGCCGGCGCAACGAGCATTTGTTTGTACGTCACCTAATCCCTGGAAATACCCCGCCAAGGATCGCTCCGGAAAGCTCGAGATGATCGAACGGCCGGATTTAGGCGCGCTCATTCGCAAAGTTGTGCCACCGCGAGCGAGCCATGCCACCGCAACTGAGCTCGGCATTCAACAACAAGGAGAACCGATACCCACAGCACACAGCAACACCGAACCAAAGCAGCTTGAAACCACAACATAAAACCCAGGAGCCTCCAATGGCACTGAACTTAAGCACTGCGAACAAGAATCAGGGATTGGAAGTGATCCCAGCCGGCACGCTTGTCACGTTGATGATGAAAATCCTCCCCGGCACGATCGGCGTTGAACATCTCTGCAAGCGCTCGTCCAAGGGCGACAGTGAGGGCGTCGATACCGAATACTTGATCATGGGTAAAGAGTATGAGGGCCGTAAGATCCGCGCTTTCCAGCTTCTCGACGGCGTAACCGCCGGCCACGCCAAAGCCGCTGAAATCACGCGCGCGTTGTTGCGGGCGATCTTCGAGGCGATCAACGCTATCGATCCCAAGGATGTATCGCCCGAGACCGATGCCCGGCGTGACGGCGCGACCCTTGCCGGCCTCAACGGCGCGACGTTTCTCGCCACGCTGGACGTCGAGTTTGGCGGCCCGCGGAAGGATGGCAACGGCCACTACCGCGACAAGAACGTGATCGGCAAAGTTCTCCGCGTCGGCGACAAAGGATATTGCCGCCTCGATCAGCCGCCGCCAATGCCGATCGAGCGCTCGGCGCCGCCCGCGATGCCGGCCACGCCTGCGCCAGATGGCACGCCCGCGTCGGCACCGACCGCGATTGCGCGACCGCATTGGGCACAATGAGGTAACAGCGATGGCCGGGCGACGCACGATCGGAAGTTTCAGCCCGAATGCGATCGATGACGTTTGGCAGAGGCGGGCAACCGCCGCTGCCATCGCCGCGGTCCGACAGGTCATCGACAGTAATGCGATCTCGAGAGCGACGCCCATTGGCCGCCTGACGGATCCCGAGCTCGGCTGGCTGTTTGTTGCCGCACTCTTTGCCTGGATCCGTACCCGCGCAGAGCAAGCAACCTCCGAAGGTTGGGACACTGAGGAGACGTTGCGCACAACCGCATTGACGCCGACGCCATGGGATGCCGGGCCGGTCGCGTACATCCTGCCCAAATTAGGTGAGCTCAGCGGCGTCGATTGGGAACAACCAATCGGGAAGTGGTCGAAGGACCAGATAATTCATTTTCTGGTCGCGGCGGGAAAGCTGATCACCGCTGCGATGGTCGCCCGCGACGTGGGTGGCGGCACAGTTGCCACTGATCAGCCGCTCGAGCAGATGCAGCGCATTGCCAGCGCCGAGGCGGGCGGACCGTTGGCCGCACCAGGCGAGCTCGACGACGAAATACCGTTTTGAGATGTAAGCGATGCTTAACCTCGCGCGCGCGAATTTATCAAACACTCCGCTCAACGCCGTGATCAATGCGCGTGTCGAGCAGGCCTGTGCGCGCAAGCATGCCAGCGATTGGGCCCGCGGCTATCTCGGCGCTT